AGCTACAGTTTCCTAACGCTGATGCTACTAACGGATTAATTCGTATAGCATAGAGAGGTAAACTCCTATGCCAACAGCACAAATCGGTTGGGGTAGAGATGGATGGAATGTAGGAGCATGGAATACAGATCCAGATGCTCTTGCTATTTTAACTGGTCAACAATTAGAAACTCAAATAGATTTTGGTGGTTACTGGAATGCTGATGAGTGGTCAAGTGGTGCTTGGAACATAGGTCACGGTGCAGTTCTTACAGGAGATGGAAATGTTTTTGCAATTTCAACTTTAACTCAACTTACAGCAAGTGTAGGTAATATAATCACAATTGCTAATGCTAATATTTCTATTAGTGGTCAATTAGCAAATGTATCTTTAAGTAATGTAATTGTACTTAATGAAGCTATAGTAAATATTACAGGAGAAGATTTAACCACTACTTTAGGTTCTATATCAATAGCAGCTGGTGGATCTATTACAATTCAAACAGGTGCTGAAATAGCTTTAGATGTATCAGTAGGAAATGTTTTAACAGGAACTGCTAATATTGTTGATATAATAGGATTTGAATTAAATACAGATTTAGGAAATATTACTTTAGTATTAAATAATATTATTCCTATTACAGGAGAAGAAGCTACAGTTACAGCTAATACGATAGCTATTAGAGCTGATCAAGTTCTTTCTTTAACTGGTAATGGAGTAACTACTTTCTTAGGAAATGTAATAGCTAATTCTAATAACTTTTTAACTATAACTGGTCAAACTATCACTCCAACCGTTGCTACACTTAAATTCTGGGATAATATAGATACTAGTACTAATACAGAAACATGGACGAATATTCACTAGACAATAACATACAAATGATTATTATTTACAAATATAAAATTTAAGAGTATATATACATATGCCATCAACGTTTACATCGAGATTAAAAATAGAGAGACAAGCTTCTGGTGAAAACTCAGGAAATTGGGGTAATTTAACTAATTTTGTTTTTAACAGACTTGATTCTTCAATTAGAGGTTATCAAGCAGTATCAGTTGCAGGTTCTGCTAATGTTACATTAACATCAAATAACTCTACAAGTAACACTGATGATTCTACTACAGATGATCAAGTACATAATGCTGTACTTGAATTTACAGGTACATTAACTGGAAATATTCAAGTATTTACTGATGCTGTAGAAAGTCAATATACACTATTTAATAATACGTCAGGTTCTTTTACACTTACATTTAGTAATACAGGTCACGCTGCAAACGGAGTTGTACTTACTCAAGGAAGTAAATCTTTAGTATATTCAGATGGATCTCGAATGTACGATGTTATGGCAGATTTAGGTAATATAAATGTTGCTGGAATAGCAAATAATTCATCATCAACATACTTTACTTTACCTTCAACTGATGGTACTAATGGACAAGCTTTGGTAACAAATGGTAGTGGACAACTATCTTTTTCCACAGCAGGAATTACAACAGGAAAAGCCATTGCTATGGCAATGATTTTTGGAGGATAAAAAAATATGGCAAACCCGAATATAGTCAACGTAGTTTCGATACTAGGAAAAACGGATACATTTGCACTTACAACTGCAAGTGCTAACTTAGTTACAGCAACAGCAAATACAGTTTTTAAAATTAATTCAATATTAGTTACAAACATTGATGGATCAAGTGCTGCTGATGTTACAATTGCATACAATGATGGATCAAATACAAGATCAATAGCAAGCACGATTGCAGTACCCGCTGATGCAACTTTATCAGTGATTGATAAAACAAATTCATTTTATTTAGAAGAAAATGAAGTAATCTCTGGACTCGCTAGTGCCAATAGTGATCTAGTGTGTTTGATATCATACGAAGTCATAAGTTAACCGGGAGATTTTTGCTATGGCAAAAGAGAACGGTGGAATCATAGGAGTAGTCAACACACCAACAGCTAATACAGCATCAGGAGTATGGGCTCTTGAAGATCAATTCAACGCAAGAGTTTCAGATATTTGGCCAAAGACACCTTATTCAATAGATTTTTTAGTGGTAGCTGGAGGAGGAGGAGGTGGTCAAAGTAGTGGTGGTGGTGGAGGTGCTGGAGGTTATAGAACATCAACTCAAACAGTAAATGCTGGAACAGCAATTACAGTAACAGTTGGAGATGGTGGTACTGGTTCTGCATCTGGAAGCCCCAATAATACAAGTGGTTCAAATTCTTCTATTTCAGGTACAGGATTAACTACAATAACTTCTGCTGGAGGTGGTAAAGGTGGAAATGATGGAACAGATGGTACTGCTGGTGGTTCTGGTGGAGGCGGTGGACAAGGAATACCTGGTCGTGCAGGTGGAGCAGGAAATACACCAAACACAAGTCCAGCTCAAGGTTTTGCTGGTGGAACTGCATTTACAGGAACAACTGATAATAGACCATGTGGAGGTGGAGGGGGTGCTTTTGAAGTAGGAGAAGATGGTGTAACAAATATTGGTGGGGCAGGAGGAGATGGAGTAGCTTCTTCTATAACTGGTTCTTCAATAACAAGAGCAGGTGGTGGAGGAGGAGGTGCAGGTGCTCTAAGTACTTCTGCTGGTTCAGGTGGTGCAGGTGGAGGTGGTGCAGGTGCAAAAGGTTTTAATTCTGGAACATCAGGAACTGCTAACACAGGTGGTGGTGGTGGTGGTAGTGGTGGATCTGGTCCACCAGCTGCAGGTGGTAATGGTGGTAAAGGAGTTGTTATATTAAGTATGCCTGATGGAAGTTATTCAGGAACTACAACTGGTTCTCCAACTGTTGCTACAGGAGTTTCAGGAAAAACAGTTTTAACATTTAACGGGTCAGGGAGTTACACAGCATAATGGCATCATTCGCAAAATTAAATTCAGAAAATATAGTAACAACAGTTGTATCTGTTGTTAACGAAGTATTAAAAGATTCAAATGGAGTAGAACAAGAAAATATTGGAATACAATTTTTAAAAACACTTTACAATGAACCAAATGCTATTTGGAAACAAACTTCATATAACACTAATGCAGGTGTTCATTCTTTAGGAGGAACACCTTTTAGAAAAAATCACGCAGGAATAGGTTATACTTATGATGAAATTAGAGATGCCTTTATATCACCTAAACCATATAATTCTTGGATATTAAACGAATCTACTTGTATTTGGAATGCACCCGTTGCTAGACCACAAGATGAAAATATGTATAAATGGAACGAAGAAATTTTAAATTGGGAGATAATTAATGGCTAAACGTAATGGTGGTATAATTGGTAAAGTAAATACTCCAACATCTTCTACAGCAGTAGGAGTTTGGAGATTACAAGATCAATTCAATGCTAGAAAAAATAATAGTTGGCCAACTTTTGTAGCAACAGGTGGAACTATAACAACTTATGGTGCATATACTGTTCACACATTTACAGGTAATGGAGATTTTGTAGTCTCTTCAGGAGTAAGACCTTGCGATATTTTAATTGTAGCTGGAGGAGGTGGTGGTGGAAATTTACATGGAGGTGGTGGAGGTGCTGGTGGATTAATAGAAATGACTTCTCAATTAATTGGACCAGGTACTTATTCTATAGCAATTGGTGGTGGAGGAGGAAGTAATACAAGCGGAAATGATACAACTGGATTTAGTCAAACTGCAAAAGGAGGCGGAAAAGGTGGAGTAGCTGCTTCACCAAGTGCTGGTGTAGCTGGAGGAAGTGGTGGTGGTGCAGGAGGAACTGGTAATGGTGCTTCTACTGGAGGATCTTCAAATCAAGGAAGTGTAGTATCTCCATTTACTGGATCAGTTTTTGGAAATGCAGGTGGAAATGGTTTTGGTGTACCAGCTTATGTAAATGCTGGTGGCGGAGGAGGAGCGGGTGGAGTTGGCTCTAATGCTTCATCTCCTGCTAATACTTCTGCTGGAGCTGGTGGAAGTGGAAGACAAAATGATTATAAAACAGGATCTAATGAATATTATGCAGCAGGTGGTGGAGGAGGTTCATTTAATTCTACTCTAGGTGCTGGAGGTACAGGAGGTGGAGGTGCTGGAACTACAGGAGGAACACCCGTTGCTGGTTCTGCTACAACTGCTGGTTCTGGTGGAGGCGGTATTGGTTCTAACTCTGCACTTACAGGTGGTTCGGGTGCTAATGGAGTTGTTGTAATAAGATATATAATATAAAATTATGAAATATTTTGCTGAATTAGATAATAGTAATAATGTAATCAGAGTTTGTGTATTTGACGATTCTGTTAAAAATGAAGAACAAGCTCTACATATTACACCATTATCAAATGGTCATAGATGGATTGAAACATTTACTGATGGATCTCAAAGAAAAAATTTTGCAGGTCCAGGTTGGACTTATGATCCAAACAAAGATGCTTTTATAGAAGAAAAAACTTTTAATTCTTGGATATTAAACGAAAACACTTGTAGATGGGAACCCCCAGTCCCTTATCCTAATGATGGTAAACTTTATTCATGGGATGAAGCATTAATAAATTGGGTAGAGATGAATTATTCAACTAATATTTAGTAATAATTTTAAATAACATTTACCACACCCAACTAATATAAGAATATCTAATTCCTTTTGTAACTGGCTCTACTCTATGTGGATATAAAAAAAGAGAAGGAAAAATTAAAAGATCACCTTGTTTTAATTCTATTTTTTTATTTTTAAACATTATAAATTCGCCACCTTTAAAATCATTATTTAAAATTCCTAAAACACTTAAAGTTGGAATACCTTTCATATTACCATCAAACATTGAATGAATATGATCACAATGTTCTGCCATTTTTTTATTAAATGAATATTTATTATATCTGATACGTGTGTATCCATTCCAGCTATCAAACCAAGGAAACTTTAGTTCTTCCGTATATTTTTTTACCACGTGCCAAATTTTTTCCATGATTACATCTGTATTTTTATTCTCTGGATTAATTAAATTTTCTAATTCTTGATGTTTAGAAACATTGATATTAGTTTTTGTTTTTGAAATATAGAATTTATGTTCTTCCCAATTTAAATTTTTAATCTGTTTTATTGTTTCATTACAAAATTTTTTATCTAGGAAATTTGAATATTTTTTTACATAACTTTCTAAATTTTTTTTCATATTATAAGTTCAGTCAATTCTTTATTAACACCAATTGTTCCTTTAATAAAAACATTAAAAGCTAAACTTATTCTTGTATTTGTCCCCTCTTTTGTTTCAACCATATGAGTTAAGGAAGAAGGAAACATTATAATATCTCCAGTTTTTACTGGAAACCACCAAGATTCGGAATTATATAAATTCCAAGTTTTAATTTCGGGTTTAATTGTTTTATATCCTTCATTAAAAAATTTAATTTTATCTAATTCTTCATGACAATTAATATAAAATACTCCTGATACTAATGAATTAGGGTGTTGATGTTTATGATGATATTGATTTGTTTCAGTATAGTTTAACCAAGATTGTGTTATATAAGGAGTAATGGCATCGGTTGGAGATATTATTTTTTCAAAGTAATCTTTAACTCTTATATCTAATTCTTTTTTAATATTAATAAAAGGTTTTTCATTTAAAATGTAATTATTATTAGATGTAATATTTCCTTCGTTTTTATAAAAATCTTTTTTATGTTTATCTACAAATTTTAATTCCAAAGGAGTTAATTTTCTATCTAATTTAGAAATATAGATAGGAGTTGGAAATATTGTATTAATTTCTGCTTTCATGTTTAATATAAAATATGTATCAAAAAAAATCTTTTTTGTCTATAGAAGAAAAGTTTTCCATTCATTTAGATAATATACTTTGGCCAACAGAGATACAAAAAAATAACGAACATTGGAACATTTCTGGAATATTAAAGAAAAACTCAAATCAAGAGTTTAAATTTGATGTAAGACCTATGTTTCAAATGCCTAATAATCAATTAGGTAAAAAAGTAACAACTTCTAGTAAAGCAGATAAAATAGTATTTGAAACAGATAAAGAATGGATAATTATAGATGTTCCAGAACTTCATGATTATATTAGAAAACAATCTGTAAAGATTGTTCAATTTGAAGATTTGCTTAATAAATTAGAATGGAATATACACATATCTAAAAAATAGTATAAATACATAAATTTATGTATATAATGTAAAATTATGCCATTAACGAAGCTTACATTTCAACCAGGATTAGATACTTTAGACACCAAAACTGGAGCAGAAGGACGTTGGGTAGATTGTGATAAAATACGATTTAGACAAGGTCTTCCTCAAAAAACAGGTGGCTGGACTAAGTATAGCACTAGTTATTATGTAGGAGTAGCGAGAGGAATAGCTAACTGGTTTGACTTAGATGGTTCACGTTATACTTCTCTAGGAACTGATCGTAAAGTATATGTCTATCAAGACGGAACAAATGCTGATATTACACCAATTCGTCAAAGCAATACTTTAGCTAATTGTTTTACTACAATTAATGCAAATGCAAATGTAACAGTACTTCATACATCTCACGGAGCGGCAAATGGAGACTTTATTACTATTTCTAATGTCTCTGTAGCTAATGTTGGAGGTATAGCAAACACAGTTCTTAATAATGAATTTGAAATACAAAATATCACAAATGCTGATGCTTATGTAATTCTTACAAATACTGCAGCAACTTCTAATGTAACAGCGAATGGAAATGCTACAGTACAATATCAAATAGGAATAGGACCAACTGAACAAACCTTTGGATATGGCTGGGGCGCAGGAGTATGGAATGGTGCTCAAAACTGGAATCAAGCAGCTTCTACTTCTCAAATTACAATAGATTTAAGAAACTGGACTTTAAATAACTGGGGAGAAGATTTAATTCTAACTCAATTAAATGGAGCTACTTATGAATGGGATACCTCGGCTGGTTTGTCTTTAAATAGAGCTACAGTTATAGCAAATGCTCCATCTACTTCTATTACATCAGTCGTTGCTACAGATGTTAGAATACTAGCTTGTTTTGGAACAGAGACAAGTATTGGAAATGCATCTACACAAGATAAACTTTTTATAGCATGGTCTGATCAAGAAAATTATAACGAATGGACGCCTAATACAGTCAACTCAGCGGGATCACAACGAATAGCTGGAGGTAGTGAAATACGTTGTGCTAAACCAGCAAAGGGAGCTATATTAATATGGACTGATACAGCACTTCACTCTATGGCGTTTGTAGGTCCTCCTTTTATATTTGGATTTAGACAACTCGGTAACGATTGCGGAGCTGTTAGTTTAAATGCTTCTATTATAGTCAACGATGTCGCCTACTGGATGTCTAATGGTATCTTCTTTCGATATGTAGGAGCGGTTCAAGAAATACCATGTCCTATTATTAATAAAGTATTTGATGATATTAATCAAGTACAATATGCTCAAGTTTATTGTGGTGCGAATGCTTTTTACTCAGAAATTACATGGTACTATTGTTCTGCAAACTCGAATCAAATTGATCGATATGTAACTTTTAATTATGAAGAAGGTTCCTGGTATTTTGGAACTATTGAAAGAAGTGTTTATATAGATAATGGTGTAACTGAATTTCCTATAGGTGGAACTTATTTTGCTAATGACACTTCTAACACTACATCTACAATATTTGGTCTCACAGCAGGTCGTTCTTTATTATATAATATAGAAGATGGTGTCAACGCTGATGGAAATGTTTTAATCTCATTTATAGAATCAGGTGATGGAGATATAGCGGATGGAGAAGAATTTAGCTTTATAGATAAAATTATACCTGACTTTAAAGATCAAGCTGGTAATGCTACGATTACTTTAAGAACACGAGATTACCCTAATGATACGTTATTTGAGACTACGAATGTTGTAGTAAATAGTTCTACAAGGTTTAATAGTGTACGTGCAAGAGGAAGACAAGTTGCGTTAAGAATACAAAGTAATGATTTAAATGATAACTGGAGATTTGGAACTTTTAGAATAAACGTAAATGCTGATGGAAAAAGATAAGTTTAAAATAAGACAAGCTCGTATTGCTGATGCTGTAAATATACGAGAATTACTTAAAACATGGTTAAAAGAAGCACCTTTTAACTTTGGAAATGCTAATAATAAAAAAAGCCTTGAAAATATAATATTTTACATTAGAAATAGTTTTGTTATAGTAGTAGAATACGATAATATTATTGTAGGAACATTAGGCGCTACAATAGACGAAACGTGGTATAGTGATAAAAAATTTTTAAGAACTATATGGCTTCATGTGAATCCACGTTATCGAAACTATAGTGTCTTTCGTTCAATGATGATCGTATTGAAAGAATATGCAAAAGCAAATCGTTTAACAACGATTTGTGAAATATTCCAAGGAAAAGAAGTAGGGCGTAAGCATCTTGCTTTTTTAAAACTTGGATTTGATGTAATTGGAGGAACTTATATAATCAATGGGTAGTATTTTTAAACCATCAACAACTGTCGTACAAGCACCATCGCAACAAACGACTACTTATCAAATTCCTGAATACTTTAAAGAGATTCAAGAAAGAACTTTAAGACGTGCTGAAACTGAAAGTCAAAAACCATTTGAAGCATTTACAGGTCAACGTGTAGCTCAATTAACACCAACAGAGATACAGGCTGGAAATATTTTTGGTCAACAAATTTTACCACAAGCGGGTCAATTAGCTCAAATAGGTGCACAAACATTTACACCAGCGATGGCACAACAATACATGAATCCTTATGAGAATCAAGTTGTACAATCAGCATTAGGAGATGTTGAAAGAAATTATCAACAACAACAAAGAGCTTTATCAAGTCAAGCGATTGGATCAGGTGCATTTGGTGGAGGTCGTGAAGGAGTTCAACGAGGTATATTAGGTGGAGAATATTTAAGAAGTGTAGGTGATATTTCTGGAAGATTACGTCAAGCGGGATTCGAGTCCGGTGCTCAACGATTTGCGGCTGATCGAGCTACTCAATTAGGTGCGGCACAAAGTCAATTAGGTGCGTTAGCTGGAGCAGCTCAAGGTATGGGTCAATTCGGGGCAACTCAAAGAGGAATAGAACAAGCTGGTCTTGCTGAAGCTTATAGAGATTTCGTAGAAGAACAAGGTTTTGGAACAGAACAAGTAAGACAAGTCATTGGTGCTTTATCAGGTGCTCCTATAAGAAGTTATGGAGAAGAAAGATCAGGCTACACAGGTCAAGTCGTAGGTGCTCCATCTCCATTCGGTCAAATTGTAGGTGCTGCTTCTGCTTTAGGTTCATTCATGTCTGATATAAGATTAAAAGAAAATGTAAATTATATTGGAAAATCTCCAACAGGTATTAATATCTACACGTTTAATTATAAAGGTGATAATCAAGTTTATCAAGGTGTTATGGCTCATCAAGTTCCTCATGCTGCTTTTATTCATGATTCTGGTTATTTAGCAGTAGATTATTCTAAAGTAGATGTAGAGTTTAAAGGAGTAAATTAAATGGCTGTATTTTTTGATGATGTTCTAGCAGAGAATGAAGATAAAAAAATACCAGTAGCTTTAGGTAATGCTTTAGCAAATACAACTATGTCTGATGCTGATTCTTTAAGATTAGAGTCACAAAGAGCACAAGAAGAAACTACTGCTATTGATCGTAATAGAGCAAGAGATGCTGAGAGATTAAAACAATTAGAAGATAAAAAAAATAAAAAAGGTACACTTGAAGAATTTGCAAGTTCTGTAGGAGGAACTCTATCTAATGTTGCTTCTTTTATACCTGATACAATTGATGCTGTATTTGAAGATCCAAAAAGAAAAAGAAATTTTATAAGAGGTTTAAAAATTTTAGAAGAATCATCTCGTTATACTCCATTAGGAGAAGCACGATCACCTTTAGGTAAAATTGCAAAAGGTATAATAGATGAATCTGAAGATTTTGAAAGAACTGAAATAGCTAAATTAAAAGCTCAAAAAGTAGAACCACGATTTAGAGATATAAGAGAAGAAGGTATATTAAAATCTTTTGATAAATATCAAACTAAACAAGCTGAAAAAGAAAAAGGTTATAGAGCTACAGATACTAGATTTACAGAATTATATAAACTTGCTGATATGGGATTAAAATCTCCTACAGGTTTAGTTGAGAATTTTTTAACACCATTTCAAAAAATAGCTTATGAAATAGGATTAGGTGGAGCTTATGAAGATTTATCAAAAAAAATAGGAGCTAAAAAAGATTTAAGTGAATTAACTACAGAAGATAAAATAGCATTTAAAGATTTATTTTCATCATCAGCTAAACAATTAATTGTTAACCAAGTAAAAGATTTATATCCAGCATCTGACAAAGACATTGCTGTTTTATTATCAGGAGCTGGAGATGTTACAACTAATTCTAAAGCTTTAGCTAAATTAGTTTCAGCTGAAAAGAGTGCAAAAGAAATAGATGTAAAATCTGAAGAATTAGCTCCATCATATGCTTTTGATAGAAAAGATGTTCAATTTGAAAGAAAGTCAAAAGAAGAAGCTGCAAGAATATTAGCTAAACAATATGCTGATAAAGTAAAACCAGAAACATTAAGAGATTTATTTGGAGATGATCCTGAAAATAATAAAAACCCATTTAGAATTATATCAGCTTATAACTATCAACAATTATCACCTAAATATGAAAAAACTTTAGATCCATTTAAAAAGTTTACAGAAAATCAAGCTCAAAAAAATCAAGAAATAAAAAATTTAATAATAGATCAACAAAAAAAATTATCAAAATAATGAAATGGAAGATTTATCTCAAGATCAAAAAGATGTCTATAATACTTATATAACAAACGGCATTGATAAAAATGATGCTGAGGGATTAGTAAGAGGAACACTTTCTCAAGAAGCTTTTTTTTCAAAATTAGATGCTAAAGAAAAACCTAAAGATGTAAATTCTCTTTTAGATCAAGAAGGATACGATACAAATTTAATTTCAAAAGTTGGAAAAAAAGTAAAAGAAAGAAAAGAAAATAATGAATATTTAGCAGAATCAGGTCCCGATGATCGTTTGACATTTGATGCATTAGGATTTACTAAAGAAGAAGCTTTTAATTTTTCTGGAGTAAGAACTGATACTGATAAAGAACTTCCTGGAAGCATTAGATTTGATTTAAGTTTTTCACTTCCAAATTCTGATTATAAAGTAGCGGAAGCTAAAAAATTATATAAAAAATATTTAGTAGAAGAAAAAGGATTAAAACCAGATCAAGTAGAAAAATATAGTGATAAAATAGATTTTAAAATAACAAGGTTAGGATCTGGAAATGATATGTATGATGCTCTTATATATAAAACTCCAAAAGAATTAGGAGGAGATAGTATGTACTATGCTGCAAATAGTCCTAAAGCATATCCTACATTAGGAGATTTTAAAGCAGTTACAGGTGATGCTATACCAGTAACAGCTGCTATTACTGGAGGAACTGCTGGAAGTTTTGCCTCTCCAATATTAGGAACCGCTTTAGGATCATCAACAGCTACTTTTGCAGGTGAACTTACACGATTATATATTGGAAGAAAAAATGGTTTACATAGTGATCTTTCTGATGAAGAATTTGATAAACAAGCTTTAAATTCTGCTGCTTTATCTGCTGCTATAGATTTAGTTGCAACACCTGCTCTTTTAGGATTAGGACAAGTTATAAAAAACACTGTTGGATCATTTACAAAACCTGGAGAAAGATTAACTAAAGATACAATTGAAAAATTAATTAAATCAGGTGGTAATTTAGATTCAGAAATAACAGTTGCTTTAGATGATGCTAAAAAAGTATTAATAGCAAATGGAGTAGATGAAAAAGCAGCAAATGATTATTTAGCAGTTTCTGTAGCAAATATGATACCTGAATCTGGAATATTTCCTAAAGGTTCTAAACAAGATTTAAATTATCAATATTTTTTAGAAAAAGCAAATAAAATAAATGAAACTAAACAAATAGAAAGACAAGTAATTAAAAACTTAACTGGATTAGATACAATCGATACAAAAGTTGCTGATGATTTAATTACTAATGTTGGAGATAAAGTAAAAAAAATAAGACAAGATGAATTAGTTCAAACAGATAAAGCAGTTAAAGATGCTTTTAATGATTTATCTAAAACTAAACTTTCTTTTTACAAAGATCCTACAACATCAGAAATAGATAGAATTGGAGTAACTTTTAATGAATTGAATGATACAATAAAACCTAAATTAACACAATTAGAAGATAATATTTTTACTTCAGCAAAAAATAATAAAATTAAAGTTGAAATTGATGATAAAGAAAGTATTCAAGTTTTAAATAGAATTTTACAAAAATATAGTTCAGAAGTAAAAAAAGAATTACCAGATATTACTGGAAAAAAACTTTCAGCAGAAGAAATGAAGGCTTATAATAAACAAAAATCAGTAAATGATTTAGTAGATTTATTAAATGAATATGGTCATTCTGATTTAGTTAAAAGACAATTAAAAATTTTAAAAAAAGGAGTTATAAATTTAGACACATTAAGTTTTAATGAAGCAGTAACACTAAGAAGTCTTATAAGAAATGCTGAAAGAGAAGCGCCTGGTGATTTAAAAAATGCTTTTACAAAAGTAAAAGGTACTTTTAATAAAGCTATAGATGATGCTACAAAAGGATTTGATGATACAAAAACATTAGTTAATCAATATGATGATTTATTATTTAATTATCGAGGATCTTATTTAGAAGATTTAACTAAACAATTTGGATACGGAGATTCAAGTAGAGTTCTTAAACCATTACAATTAGTTGGAAATAATAGAAATGCTTTTCAAGCATTTGTAAATAATACAAATGAATCTTTAAATAATGCTGAAAAATTAGGAAATATTTTAAAAGGAAAAATTGTAACTGTTAATCAAAGAAATAGAATTGAAAGTGCTCTTTATGAAAATTATTATAATAAAGTATTTCCAGAAACCGCTGGAGGAGCAGGTCAAATATCTCATAAACAATTTATAGATCAGTTTGGAGATAATTATAAATTAATTTTAGGAGATGAAAAATTTTCTAAATTTGCAAATTCTCAAAAATCTGCTTTAAATACTTATCAAAAATTTATAGATAATCAAGTTAGAATACAAAAAGTTGTATCAGATAAACTACCTACTTTAAATATTAATACTTTAGAACTTGGAGATGCTAATGCAATAGTTAGAGAAATATTTTTAAATGGAAATAAAGCAGATGTTTCTGGTTTAATAAAAGGATTAAAACAAATTGATCCAGCTATTGTAGAAGATATTAAAAAAATATATTTAAGAACTTTTTTAAATGGAGTTAAAACAGATATGACCGTACCTGGAGGTAAAGGAAGATTTGCATCTTTAGACGGAAGAAAATTAGATGAATTTTTAAATAATAATAAAAGTATAGTAGAACAAATGTTTGGTAAAGAATTTTTAAGTGCACATAGAGATATAGCTAAAGCTTTAACATTAATACAAACTGATACACTTGCTGCTAAAGCCGGTTCACCTGGACTTACTGAAGCTGCTAATAAAGCTGGATTATTTGTAGATATATTTGCAGGTCCACTTAATCATAAAAGATTAATTTTAAATAGAATAGGAAGAATATATGATGGTTTTGATTTAGGCGGAGATAGTTTAGCTTTATTAAGAGATTATGATAGATTTGTAGAAGCTGCGAAAAGTCATTACTTAGGTGGAAATTATCCTAAAATTTTAGATAAATTAGGTGAATCAACAAAACCTAAAGATAAAGAATTATATAAAAGATTTTTTAAAGCTATGACTCCATATAAAGGATTTGAAATAGCTGGTCCTTTAAAATTAATTAAAAATCCTTTAACTACTAAAGAATACATTAAAGATAAAATTGAAAATAAAAGACTTCCAGGTGAAACTGGAGTATTTACTCCAATAGATGAAATTATTGGAAGTATTATTGGAACAAGAGGAGAAACTGTTCCTAAATTTTTAGCAAGAAATATAAATCCTAAAATAGAAAAGTTAGTTAGTAATATAATGGAAGCAATTAAACTTAGAGGAAAAGAAACTTCTGAAAGTATTAAAAGAAAAGAATTTGAAAAAAAATTAGCAAAATGAAAATAAATAAAAGAAAAAGATCAACTTATAATAAAGCGGATATAGCTACAATAAGAATTGATAATCATGAAAAACTTTGTCGTATCATGCAAAAAGAAACGTGTGCTAAAATAGATAATATTTGTTTTAGAATTAAACGTTTAGAATATATCTTAATAACATCAGCTGGAGGAATAATCGTAGGATTAGCTTCTTTAGTTATAATGTTATTAGATAAATGATAAAAAAAAATATTGGTTGTTACTGCGAAAATATAGCAATCTGTTGGCTTCAAGAACAAAATTACTTTGTATATAAAGGGTGTCAAACTCAATCGGCTATAGATTTAGTAGCCGTGGATCCTAAAACTTTAGAAACTATACTTATAGATGTTAAAATAGTTTCAAGAAGAAAATCAGGAAAAAAATCAGGAACTGAAATAGGAAGAATGGCGAGAGTAAATAATAAAAAAATTTTTATTTTAAAAGTAGATTTAAAAACAAAAAAGTGTAGAATAGTCCAAAAAAGGTTATTATGGACTACGAAAAAATTAAAGCACGTATAAAAAAACATGAAGGCTTTGTGCCTAAAATGTATCTTGATTCTTTAGGAAAAGCAACTATTGGCTATGGTCATTTAATTACAGAAAAAGACAACTTTCAAGAAGGCGTAGAATATAGTATAGAAGAATTAGAAGAAGTATTTAATGAAGATTTCAATAAAGCTGTAGAAGGAGCTAATGAATTAACTTCTAATTTAAGTTTAGTTTTAGCTACAGTAAAAGGAGTGATAATAGAAATGGTATTTCAATTAGGAAAAACTGGTGTAAGTAAATTTAAAAAGTTTTTTGAAGCTTTAAATAATCAAGATTATAATGAAGCTGCAAATCAAATGCTTGATTCAAATTGGCATAAACAAACACCAAAACGTTGTGAAGAATTATCAAATACAATAAGGAGTTGTGCGTAATGTTACAAATGTTAGGAGCAGTAGCACCATTAGCTAAAATATTATTTAGTACAATAGAAAAATCTGTACCTGATAAAGATTTACAAGCTAAATTAAAAGCTGATTTACAAACACAGTTATTACAATCTAATACACAAGAACTACAGGCGGCTGCTAAAATTATAGAAGCTGAAGCTAAAGCAGGTTGGTTTGCATCATCATGGAGACCATTACTTATGTATGTACTTATATTTATTCTAGTGTGGAATTATATATTTGGTCCAATAGTTAAATTCTTTTTCGGAGCAGCTATTACTATTGATCTTCCAGGTGACGTTTGGACTTTACTCCAAATAGGTTTGGGAGGTTATGTTGTAGGACGATCAGCTGAATCAGTTGCCAGAACTATGGCAAATAAACCTAAAGAATAATTATGAGTAGCGAGTTTAAAGTAAGTGATCAAACACAAGTATCTTTACCTATTAAAAATATAGTAGCCATTGTATCTGCTATCGTTGTAGCGGTATGGACTTATTTTGGAATTGTTGAAAGATTAAATAGATTAGAAACTAATGAAAAATTAATGGCACAAGATTTATTAAAGAAAGCAGAACAAACTCCTAAGAACCAGGAGATGTATATGTTGATTGAGTATCAAGCTAAATCGATTGATAAACATTCTAAACAATTAGAAGAAAATGTGCACACTAAAGTTCTTATAGCTCAATTAGAAAAGAAAGTTGATAAACTAGAAAAAGAATTAGATTCATTACGAGGTAAGTAATGGGTGAAATAATATTTGCTTTATTGATGTTTCTTAATGGAAAGTTAGAAAACTATTCTCCTAAAACTAATCTTGCTGAATGTTTAGAACAAAAACGTAAAGTAGAACGTGATGGTAATACTGATACTATGAGAATAGAGTGTAAACAAATTGAAGCGATTGTAGAAGTAGATAAACACGGAGTTAAACGTATTAAAGAAATTAAACAATGATTGAAAGATTAAAAGATTTAATAGCTAAAAATTTTTCTAATAAAGAAATAGAAAAGAAAAATAATGCATTATTAAGAAGTAGAAAAGAAGTTGAGATTAATGGTAATGGTACTTCTGGATATACTATTAAAGAAGGTTCTCATAAAGGAAAAGTATTAGGACACATAATAAGAGAGAAAAGCCCTTTAAGCGAATAATTGTTTCCACTTATCACCGGTTATTTCGTCAGCTAATTTTTTCTTATTATTTAGTACTTGAATAATCTTTTCATCTAAAGTATTAGGACACACGAAGTCTATATAAGTAACTTTATCTTTTTGACCTATTCGGTGTGCTCTATCTTCAGATTGTAGTCTTACTTCCATATCATAAGTATTATTAAAATAAATTACAGTTTTAGCATTAGTTAGTGTTATACCATAACCACCTGTTCTAGGTTGACCTACGAAAAATCTTATCTCTCCACTTTGAAAATTCTTAACTATCTCTTGTCTTTCTTCAGATTCAGTATCACCAAAGAAAGTTGCAACTTTACTAGCTCCATATACTTTAGCTATTGAATCACGGATCAATTTAATTGAGTTTCTATAAGTAGCCCATATAATTATATTACCTTGTGTCTCTTCAATAACATCTAATAGTTCTTGTATACGAGGATTTTCACCTTCTATTACTTCTTCAGTTCCATTATCATATTTAATAAAACCACATAATATCTGCTGTAATCTTAAAATTCGTGTGATTATAAGAGGCGCAGACACTATCTTTTCACGTTCAAGCTCTACTATAGCTCTCTTTTTTAAAGTCACATACATTCGTTTCTGCTCTGGAGTCATTTCTATATGTCTTATTACTTTTACTTTAGGCGGTAAATCTAAACACTCTTCCTTAGTTACTCTAAAACTATATGGCTTTAAAATTTCTTGAAGTTCTTCTAATCTTTGATAACCTACTACTTCATCAAAAGTATGAGTAGTTAATCTTCTTCTTCTAA